CTTTACCGCGTTGCCCGCGTTGGCCACGAGGTCCTTCTGGACCGGGATTGCCCTGTGGTCCTTGTTCACCTATAAGACCTGGTTCACCCGGTAGGCCTTGGATACCCTGCTCACCGATAAGACCGGGAGGACCCTGTTCACCTTGCGGTCCTTGAAGCCCCTCGCGAGTAATATCGGTTATACCATCTGACTCAACGAGATACCACTTGAGGTCGTTACCAAAAAACATAGTACCTTCAGGTAGCATCTCACCTTGAACCGGATCAATGCCACGGAGGTACGTATTGCTCGTTTTGTTTAGGACTTGAACCTGTTCACGAATAAACTCATTGCGTGCTTCAGAAGCCTCAAGGAGTGCTGCCTGTTTCTGGCGTTCCCTGGCATCCTCAAGCGCAATGCGTCTTGCCTCGGATAGATCAATCTTTTTCATTACCAGAGTCTCTTTTGAGCTGGCGTTAAGAACTGCCAAAGCTCAGGATCAATTCCTTCAGGTATTACTTCCTCAATTTTGGTTTCTTCGTGTATCGGAAACGACTCGCTATGAACCTCTCCTCTGACAATAATCTTTTCCTCAAATACCTTTGACATATTAATGTCTTCTACATTAATCGACGAGGTGAGGTATATAATAGAATCGAATTCGGTACCATCCATACTATAGGCATCGGTACATTCGTTGAGAAATTTATATTCTTTTAGTTGAAGACCAATACCGTATTCAGTTTGTACCAGTCCGGTTGTAGAGACACTTAAGGTTTCTTTATTTGGACGATACTGGTGCCAGTCACACGGGCCTTCGGTTGACTTAATCGGAAGATAGAATTGCTCATAACAATCCGTGATACCACATTTGCGTGCGTACTCACGAAGTGTGTTTGAACAATTCTTACTCACTGGTCGGTATACCGAAAGTGGTGAGTCTTTTCTAAATATGGTTGCCATTACAATATATCCTTAAATCTGGAAATCTCGGTAGATTGTATTTCCATCGCGGTATGCTCAACAAGCGTCTGAGACCTCGGAACATAGTGATCTTTGAATTGAACTTTATCACGGTTAAACGGATTCAGCCGTTGAAGTACACCAAATTTTTTATCGTCGCGGTATCGGTCTTTACGTGACAGTGAAGCAAGGGAAGCAAGTTCGCGGGATGATACGTCACGCACGGTCTTAACGTCAAAAGAACGCCAAGCTTTCTTGACTAGATCGAAGACCGGTATAACTGTTGGTGGACCTTTATACTCGTTACCAGCGGCGAGAGCTGCAGCACCGGCGACCTTCTCAATTATTTCAGGGTTACGAGTACAGACCATGTGGCGCTGTCGGCCATTGGTCTTTTTAATAAAGTTTATAATAACAACTCCACGGAGGTCACGATGAAAGTCATCAAGTGACTTGTTTACCTCCATGATAAGATGGAGCGGAGTCCTGGTGTTGTGTTCAATTAATTCGATAATCATAATGGCCTCGTCTGAGAATCAGACCATACGGTCTATTGCTCTTTTAGTTCATTTAGTTATATTTATACGCTTACGTATTCTGACATATCACTTAAAGATGTTTGGAATGGATCTTAGCCGAAATAAATTCGTTATAGTATTCGTCAGAGAATAAGACCTCACGGTCTACTTGTTCTTTGAGTTCGTAGTAACTCATCTCACCTTTCTTAGCACATAAGCGAAGTATCTCACGCTTGTACTTTTCAGAGCCATTGCTTTCAACAGCTTCCTTTAGCGAGACTGACGATCCATGATAGTCACGCCAGTCAGAGTCTACATATACCCTCTTTCGTTTCTTCGTACCATTCTTCAGCTTGACCATACGGTACGCTGGCTTATGGAACAGTTTTTTCCCCACATACTTCTTGTTAGTAGCAAGCTCGGTAATTAGATAGACAAACCCAACATAGTCTTTCTTGTCAGGTGTCTCATTGAATTCGTTATCTTGGTATAGCCACGTCATGTGACTATTTATATGTTACCCGATAAGTTCCTTTAGTTGGTCAAATCCTCCTACGTATACCCCATCAGTGGTTTCAATCTGTGGAAATGTTTTGGCTTGTGGGAACCGTTCAAACAGTTCGTCACGGGTAAAGTCAGTCTCGTACTTCAGTTCCTCGTATAAGATACCCTTCTGTTCGAGTAACTGTTTAGACATCGTACAAAACTTACAATTGTCCTTTGAATAGATTCGATACATTTTCTCTCCTTGCTATATTATAATTTTATTATACACCATATCGGTACTGATGTACACAGTTTATAGCTTAAAGTCTGAAAGAATATCAAGGTTATCTGCTTCGATACCGCCACCATCGATATACTCTTCGATCTCGGTTTCTTGTGGTGCAACCTGAACTGCTCCGCCTGAGATCCAGTCCTCGGTCCATGGCAATGGGTTTGAACCACCCGGAGAATATGGTGACTCAACACCGACAGCTCTCATTCTCTTGGTACCGATCCATTCGGCATATGACTCGAGCATTGCGGCGTTAAGACCAATCATCGAACCATCCCTAAAAAGGTACTGTGCCCACTTCTTTTCTTGTTCGATAGCATCAATAAAGATTTGTTGAACCTCGTCCTTACACTCTTCCTTGATCTGGATAAACTCAGGATCATCCTTCGGGAGTTGCTTGAGGATAGCAGTCGATATAGCAAGGTGGATGTTCTCGTCACGCGCAATGAGCTTGATGATCTTAGCGTTGCCTTCCATCTTCTTGAGCTCAGCAAATGCCCATGAGCATGCAAACGATACGTAGAACCGGATACCCTCAAGAGCATTGACCGAGTTCATACACAACCACAAAGACTTCTTATCCTCATAGGTCATCAAGTCGTCATAGTACTTTGAGATGTCTTCAGCACACTCAATAATCTCAGGGATATCCAGCATGGTATCGAATACCACAGATGGATCGGCATAGACGTTTCTTATGATGTGAGTGTACGATCTGGAATGTATCGTCTCGAAGAACTCCCAAGTGACGAAGCAAGTCTCAAGCTCGGGTAACGACGTGAGTGGGCCGAACGCGGCCACAGGTCCTCGTCCCTGGACAGAGTCGAGTAGGATCTGTCGTTTGAGGTTAGATGTGAATATGTGTCTTTCATGATCAGTTAGTCCTTCAAAGTCGATACGGTCCTTTTCTAGATTGACCTCTTCAGGTCTCCAGAACAGACTCAACATCTTGTCATTCTGTTTTTCAAATTGTGGATATTTTACCTTATCGTAACGAGCCACATCGACTGGTTCGTCGAAGAACATCTTACGTTTCAGGTGTGATACTTCGGCTTTTCTAAATACGGAATATGTCATATAACGCAGCTCTCGCACTCTTCCTCGTCTGATTCAGGACCATCGTCCTGGTTGTCTGTTGTGTCTTTGTCTACTTTAGTTGGCGCTGGGTTGGCGTAATACAATGTCTTGAGTCCATACTTATAGGCAAACATAACATCGTGTGCCAATACGGACAGAGGTATTTTCCCACCCCATATTTCTGGATTGTGGCTAGTGTTAAACGAACCGGCTTGGTCCATGAACTTTTGCATCACCGCAGCAACCGAAAGGTATGCAGTAACACTTTGGTTCCAACGTAGGTCATATGTATTTTTTAACCGTTGGATCTCAGGAACAACCTGAGCGAGAGTACCATGCTTTGACTTCTTTTTTGTCACAAGCTCTGGCGGCGGCTCAAAGCCATTTGTCGCATTGGCAATCTGAGCTGAGGTCTCAGCTGGCATCAGGGCCATAAGTGTTGAGTTACGTACACCGTATTCCTGGACGTCAGCGCGAAGTTGATCCCAGTCCATATTGTACACTGGCTCGACCAACTCATCAACTTCTCTCTTATACGTATCGATAGGCATAACACCATCAGCATACTTGGTCTCGTCAAACAGTGGGCAACGCCCTTTCTCTTTGGCCAGTTCCATCGAGGCTTTGATAAGGTAGTATGACCAGGCTTCGGCGTACTCATGAACAGTATCAAGGGCATCATTATCGTACTTAAGTCCACGCTTCGCAAGGAAGTACGCAAAGTTGATAACACCAATACCCAATGGACGACGGTTCATGGTCGAGGTCTTTGCCATCGGAAGTGGATAGTTCTGATAATCAAGAAGGGCATCAAGTCCGCGGACGGCCAGCTCACATACCTCTTCGAAATCCTCAATACGATTGATAACACCCCAGTTAATAGCACTCAACGTACATAGGGCAATCTCACCCTCGTCGACACTCGCATTACTAAATGGCTGAGTAGGCAACGTGATCTCGGTACATAGGTTTGTCATCTTGACCGGAACCTTGAACGAAGAGTGATCGTTGACGTTATCAGCAAAGAAGATGTAGATACGACCGGTTTGTTGACGCTCGGTCAAGATTGTCTTATAGAAATCCTCGGCGTTGATACGTTTCTTCTTGAGTGACCGAGACCGTTCATATTTTTCGTATAGCTCAGCGAACTGGTCTGAGTCAGAGTAGAATGCTTCGTATAGGTCCGGAACCTCGTGGGGTGAGAACAACGTAATATGTTTTTTCTCAAGGACTCGTTGTAAAAAGAACTTATTAAGGTGAATGCAGTAATCCATATCACGGATACGGTTTTCGAAAGTACCCTTTGCATTCTTAAGAACCAAAAGGTCTTCGGCTTCAAGGTGCCAGAACGGATAGTTGATAGTGGCTGAGGCGCCACGGATACCGCCCTGGGAACAGGACTTCAGTGCGCCTCTGAAGAAACGCCAATATGGAATGACTCCGGTATGAACGATTTCACCGTTACCAACCTTTGAACCCTGAGCTCTGATTGCGCCACCGTTGATCCCGATACCGGCACGCTTGGCAGCATATTG